CAAAAACTTGAAATTCGGAACTTCTGTTAGGGTTACTAATCTAGTAAATAAAAGATCTATAATAGTAACAATTAATGATAGAGGACCATTTATCAGAGGTCGAGTGATTGATTTGTCTAAAGCAGCAGCTAATGCCGTTGGTATTAGAGGAACAGGAAAAGTTTCTTTAACTATTTTAAAATGAGAGTTAAATAAACTATTTAAATTAGAGGTAATATTAATGAAAGTGTCTTTGTCTGACATGGAAAAGTTTTCTGATAGGATAAATAAGATAGTTCAAGATGATAAGCTAGAATATATAGATGCTATAGTTCATTTTTGTGAAGAATCAGGAATTGAAGTTGAAATTGCTGCTAAACTTATTACTCCAGCAATAAGACAAAAAATTGAATTTGAAGCTATGCAAAATAGATTAATTCAAAAATACCCAGTCCTTCCAATATAATGAATGTTAATGAATCATATAGATTTTATAGTGCTATAAAAGTTCATTTTAATTGTGAAAAATATGATTTTTTCCAAAGAAATGGTAGTATTTACAGACCTAAAGTATTGTCTAAAACACAATTCAATCATTTTGAAAAACTAGGAAAAAAATATGATTCTGAATTAATTGATTTTTATGTATCTAATTTTTTAGAAAATCCAAAAATTAGCATTTATCAATTAATTAATAAAGAAGCAGAAGATGTTTTTATAGAATGGAAAAAACGTAATCAAGCTTTTACGTTTAGATTCAAGGAAGATCTTGTTAATTTAATTGATAATTATACCTTTGAAGATATTTTCAAAGGAGATTATCCAAAGTTATTGACAAAGACATTGCAATATGAGATAATGTTTGAGTCATTTGTAGTCTTAAATCATCATTTAAGACTTTCTAATAATTGGGATAGTAAGTTTAAAGATAATTTGATATGGAAACCTATATCATTTAAATCTAAAAAATATTATCCTTTTATTAGATATGATAAATCCAAGATAAAGGAAATCTTGGTTAATTGTTTAAGGATGAATACTTAAAAATTTATATTATGTAATTTAGTGGACTAGTTGTTAACACATTGTATACACGAGGAAATATATATGTCATCATTTTTAAATTTGAAAAGAAATTCCAGTAATAATTATGATAATCTAACTAAAGCTGTTGAGTCGATGAATTCATCTACAACATATGGTTCTGAAGATAAAGATAAAAATTATTGGAAATGCGAAGTTGATAAGGCTGGTAATGGATATGCTATTATTAGATTCCTTCCAATAAGCCCACAGGATTCGGATGAGAATGGAAATTCTAAGACACCAGGAGGTGCTCCTTTCGTTAAATATTACGATCATGGATTCCAAGGACCAGGTGGTTGGTATATTGAAAACTCTCTTACTAGTATAGGACAAGCTGATCCTCTTTCAGAATATAATTCTCATTTATGGAGAACTGGACTTGAATCTGATAAAGAACAAGCAAGGAAGCAGAAGAGAAGATTACATTTTGTAGCAAATGTATATATTATAAAGGATTCTAAAAATCCAGAAAATGAAGGTAAAGTTAAACTTTTCAAGTTTGGTAAAAAGATCTTTGATAAAATTATCGGATCTATGCAACCACAGTTTGAAGATGAAACTAAGATTGATCCATTTAACCTTTGGGAAGAAGGAGCCAACTTTAAACTAAAGATTAGAAAGATAGATAATTATCAGAATTATGATCTTTCAGAATTTGAATCACCAAGCCCTTTGTTTGAAGATGATAGTAAACTTGAAGCAATCTGGAAATCACAACATTCTCTTTTAGAAGTTATAGATCCAAAGAATTTTAAATCTTATGATGAACTAAAGAAAAGATTGGATCGTGTTCTTCGTAATAGTTCAGTTGGATATAAACCAACAACTGTAGAGCAATTGCGTTCTGAATCAAAACCAGTTAAACCTACTTTGTCTGAGGTTGAATCATCTTTTGTAGATGAAGAAGATGATGATCTGAATTACTTTAGAAATCTTATTGAAGAAGATTAAAAACTATAAAGGGGGCATTAGCCCCCTTTTTTTATACTATTCTTACAATTCCATATTGAGCTTTTTGGAATACACTTTCTTCATTTCTTACTCCAATATTAATACCCATAGCAGTAGAACTTGATCCTGCTCTTCTATCACCATTTTTGGAAGATCCACCTCCACCAGAAGAAGATAATATAGGTGCAGAAGAACCTCCAGAATTTCCACCACCTCCACCAGAAGATATTGGTGTTACAGAAGATCCACCATTAAATGTAGTTACTCCTAATTCACCTAAATTACTTGTATTTTGTGCTTGTAATGATGGTAATCTTTCTCCTGATTTCATTCCTTGTAAATTTGCTATGTCTTTAACATTTGAAACTACATCTAATAATGAACTTGATTTACCAATAGAAGAAATGTCAAAATTTCCTCCTATATTTCCAGTTGAAAAATCTCCTACTTTTGACGATGGATTTCCTTTAATGCTACCATCAGAGGTAGTGCTAATATTTCCTTCTACATTAGTATTTTTATTATCTGAAGGTTCTTCAAAAAGTCCACCAAATAATCCGCCTAAAGTCTTAGATATAGTTGGAATCATACTTCCAACTTTACCTACAGTTTGTAATATTCCACCTAACTGACCAGAAGAATTTCTACCTCTAGAATTTCCACCAAATAATCCGCCTAAAGACCTAGCTATACCTGGAATCATACTTCCAACTTTACCTACAGTTTCTAATCCACCAGAAGAATTTCCACCAAACATAGAACTAATACTATCTGTTATATTAGATAATGGATTTTTTGTTATTAATTCTGGTTGCATTGGAGTAACACCAAACATAGAACTAATACTATCTTTCATAGTAGAAGCAGATTTATCTGCTTCTGTTTTTTTAGATTGTATTGCACCTATATCACTTGCTATATTTTCAAGTAGACCTATCGTATTATCAAAATTAGAGGAAGATTCTGCTTGTGTAGTAGAATCTTTTGTTTCTGATACTGGAGTTATAGAGTCTCTATATATTTCTTTATTTGTAGTAGGTTCTTTTATAAGTTTTTCTGAGGTTTCTTCTTGCTCTTCCTCTTCTTCTATATCTTCAGGCATTATTTTTTTAGAAGATGTTATCATCATTTTTTGATCTTCTTTAGGAAGTTTTGATTCTTTATAAGGAACAACAATACCTGTTCCTAATTCTGTTCCTCCTGATTTAACAGGAACAGCACCTTCAGTTTTATTAGATTCTTTATAAGGAACAACAATACCTGTTCCTAATTCTGTTCCTCCTGATTTAACAGGAACAGCACCTTCAATTTTATTAGATTCTTCCTTTTGGTTTTCTGCTAATTCTATTTTTTTCTGATCTTCTCTATGTTCTTTAGAATATCTAATGGCTTCCTTTATTGCAGAATCTGAAGTTCCTGTTGATTGTCCATATGCTGAACGTCCAGTAGTTGGATCAGCTATAGATGCCCATTCTTTAGACAAATTCTTTTGAAATTGTTCTTCACTTATTTTTCCTTCTCTATATTTCTTATATCCTCTACCTTCTAAAAGACTTCTACCTATCTTATCTTGTAGTTCAGGAGTGAAAATATCCTCATCAGAAAATCCTAATAATTTTTGTTGTGCTGATAATGTTCCTTGTACTACTTGATATTTCCCAACTGCTCCTGTTCCAAGCTTTGTTCCTGGTACTTTTCCACTAGTTGCTGCAATTTGTTTTTTCTGGAATTCTTTTACTTCTCCAACAGTCATTTGACTTAAAGGCTTATCAGGTTTTACATATTTACCAAATCCATAAGGCACATCATATCCAGATTCAAATCCAGCTTTTCTAGCTTTAGCATCATCTGTTCCTTCCCCTTTGGTAATTCTACTTAACAGAGTTTTTGTACCTTCATCAACAGAAGTTTGTATTTCAGTAGTATCTTTTCCTAAATCATCCCATCTTCTGATTGTTCCAGAACCAGATTTACCCATTTCTCCTACTTGTTTTCCTGATCTTTTATTACCTTCAGAATCGACAGCATATTGTCCTGTATCTTTAAGACTTGGTGCACTTTCAACATCAAAAGCTTTTTTTAATCCAACTCCAACAGCACCAATACCTAATAAAATAGGACCAAGTTCAACTAAAGCTCCTGATAATAGAGGAATAAATTTCATTATATTTGAAATTATCTTTACTAAAGATGGTATAAATTTAGTTAGGATATTTTTAAAGGAACCAAAAACCTCAATAATATCTTTTGCTGAATCTTTAATTCCTTTAAATGGATTTTTTAGAAAATCATCCAAATTATCTATTGATTTTCCTGATTCTTTTGAAGTATCATAATCGAATTCATAATCTTTTATTTTAGAAGCGGTTTCAGATTTCTCTCTTTCATCTTTTATTTGATCATATCTTATTTTATTTGAAAGGAGTTTATATATTGCTTGTAATATATCAGATTGTGAATCATTTGCTCCAAGATTTGGAGTTGCTATTTTTGGAAGAGTATATCTTTGAGATACTTTTTCAGCAGTATTAGATTTAGATTTATCTTTTTTTGAAGATACCTCTGAAGATTCTACTTCAGAGGTTTTATCTTCGTTAATAGTCTTAAATTTATCTTTTATATCTTTTCCAAAATCAGATAAAAAAGAGTTTAGATTTTTTATATTTGGTGATGAACTGATGTCTTTTATTACACTACCTAATTTGCTAATTTCATCTGCCATTTTTAAAACCTATTTTTATTTCTATTTTGTAATTCTCTTATTCTTTCGTTCTCTTCTTGAATATATGATTCAAGTTGAGATATATAAATTTGTCTTTCCCACGGAAGCATCTCTTCTAATTCACTCAGACTATACTTGTGGTGTTGCATTAATATAAAGTTAACTACATAGTAGTTTTTCAAATCTTCATGATGTAAAGTTATCCTAAAAAATTTTCAAGACCCTCAATTTTTATTTTATGTTCAAATCCACATTTATTACAAGTAGTTTCTATATTCTTTTGTAATTTTGGAAGAGTATCGAAAAAGTTTTTGATTTTATTAAATTGATCAATATTTAAACTTTCTAAAAATTCAGTAAGCTCTTCTTTAGAAGAATCTTTAGCATTGTAAATATTATCGTTTTCGTAAATATGTTCAATACAATTTACAATTAAATCAAAAGCTAATTCAGCATCGTTATTGATTTTTGAAATAGAATTAATTAAATTATATGTAGGGAATTTCATTTTAATTCCTACAGAATCAGTTAATTCAATATCATTTTTTATATCAGTATCATTTATGTTTATATCTAATAAATCAATATTAACATCTAATAAATTCCCACAAATATTATCATCTGGATCTATAGAATTTTGACATCTGTATTTTAAAGATACAATTTCTCCTACAGATCTAGCACGAAGATTTATGAAAAAATATTCAATATCTACAATAGGAAGCTTGTCGATATTAATTTCACTTAAACAACAATTTTTTAATATTTCTTTTATATTGTCGGCAGTAAATGCTGAATCTTCAGCAGATACTGCCATTAACAATATTTTTTGTTCTTTAACTAAGAATGGTCTAAATTTTACATTCTTTTTAGTTAAAGGTAATTTCAAGTCATATGTTGGAACACTAATTTTTGGTAAACTCATAATAATAATCCTAAATTAAATATATGTATCTATAATATTATCTTTTACCAAATAACGAAGCAAGTAAAGCTGCTACGTCAATTGGTGGTGGTAATTGAATAGTTGGCGTAGTTGGTTTAGTTGTTACCCCAGTATTAACATTATAAAAAGTTTGATTTATATTATTTGTTACTGTAGAAGTTGTATTAATATTAGTAACATTAGTAACATTGGTAATATTAGTAATATTTGTTGTTGTTGTATTATTATTAATTACAGTATTAGGAATAACAGGAGTAATAACAGGTGGTGCTACATATGTATCAGCCTTATTTTGTTCAGCTACTAATTTTATCTTAGAATCATTTAATAATTTAGTAGTATCCTTTATTCTTGTTTCAAGAGCATTAATAGCTTTATCATTTGCAACTATAATATTTTTATAAGGTTGTAGTGCTGTTACTAAAGGACTTTGAACTACACCTGTATTTTTAAAATAATAAGCATTTTTATCTATACTTGGTAATTTAGCATAAATGCTTGATGTAGTAGTTCCAAAACTAATATAAGTTTCTTTATTATCATAAGGCATGGCGTTGAAGAAAGTATTTCTAGTATCTCTTAGAGGAATATTAAAACTACTAGTAGGTACTTTTGCATTCCACCAATAATAAGTTCCTGCTCCTCTGTTTTCTGATGCATCTGCAGTACCAGTATATCCAATATCTCCTGCAGTAACTCTATAAGTACAACTTTGAGTGTAAGTTGGATTAGGTGATCTTCTTGCCACAAAACCAAGAGTTTGACCAGAAGCAAAAAATACATTCACGCCACAGAAAGCGCTTTTTTGAGGTAACATTAATTGAATTCTTACATAATTTTTAGTTTTTCTATTAAATAAAAGAACTTTTCCTGTTGGTTTTGAATTACGATCTATATCATAATCATGTTCCATGCTTATAACAACATCAGATAAATTCCATTGAATATCAATAGTTTGATTTCTATACCATTCACCAGAAACAAGAGTTTTTGCTGGATGATATGTGTAAGAAGGATTTATCCAATTATTTATTTTATAGATAGGACGACCAATTCTTGATACATCACTAGTGCCAACATAATAGGAGAAATTAACATCTGCTCCAGCAGGAATGTAGAATCTTGTAGAATTGTCAGTAGGAGGACTAACTAAATGTGTTAGAAAACCAACATCTGCTGTGTATGAAGTAACACCTGTCCAAGTTGAAACTGTTTTGGTGTTTCCAGTGCTCTTTGTTATTCTATCAATAATTGCTTGTTGTGCTACTGTATTAGCTTTATAAGTTTTTTGATTATCTTGAAATCCTTTAATCTGAGTTTGATAAGTTGTAATAAGTCCTTTAAGTCTATCAATTTCGTATTGTATTTCTGCTAGTGTAGGTGGATTGTATGCTGCTGCCATTTTATGTTTCCTATATGTTATTTTGTTAAAAAAATATAATGATATAGCTATTTATTAAAATTAAAAGCTATATTAAATTTAAATCCTCTTATTGTCATTTTGAATTTAATTTAGTTTTATCTGTTTCTCCATATGTATATCTATAAGCAAAAGTAACCATAAGTTTACTATAATCATTAGTTTGCGCCCAATTTAGAGGAATTGCATGACAATCAACAGGAAAAGCATCTACTAAAACTGCTCTATATACAATATGTCCAGTAAGATCATATTGATTTATGAAAACATCAACAACGTAATTTGTTTTATAAGAAAAATCAAACTTTACAATATTTGCATTAGGAGGAGTCTCAGAATAAGATGGTTTTGAATATGAT